GCTCTGCAAGCGCCAGACCCTGAATGGTCCCGCAGAGTTTTTGGTATTCCTCAAATGAGCGACATGCTCCACCGGCCAAGTCGTCGGCGTAGTTGTTCATGTCAGTACGTATTTGTTCGCGCAATACGCGTGCGAAATCTTGGATCATTTTGGTTCGTTACCCTTTTTGCTGTTGGCTATCATTTGTGCTACCTGCAAAGCGCTTTGCGCCTTGTTCTTTGCGATGTCAGCTCCGAGCTGCACACCGGCGCGTTCTTGCTCAAACTGCGCTTTTTGTTGGCTTTCTTTGATCTGCGCACCGATGCGCATGCCTTCCAGCTCCATCTGGCCTTGGATTTTTTGCTCTTCCAGCTTCTGTTTGTCAGAGGTGGCGGCGGCGTTAATCATCATCTGTTGCTTCTTCAGCTCCAAATCCTGTGCCTTGAGCTGAACTTCCTGTGCCTTGAGCTGGAGTTCCTGCTGTTGCATTTGTACAACAGGGTCTTGTTGTTGCTGCTGCGCTTGTCGCTGTGCGGCCATGGCTTGGTTCTGCGCGATCACCTGCTGCGCAGCTTGAGCCATCATGCCCGACAAGGCCACCTCGATCTGTGGAGGCAGTTTCTCATCTTCGGGCGGCAGGGGCATACCGAGTTGCTGCTCGATCTGCTGGCGCATCATGTATCCCATGTGCTCGGCCATGTGCGCTTGTTGTTCGCCCATGATCTTCTGTGCTTGCGGATTCTGGCCAATTGATGCGGCAATCGTTGGGTCTTGCAAGAGCAGCATGTGTACCTGAATGTGCGAGGCGTGATCCTGATGCAAAAACGCCTTGAGGGGCGTACCCTTAAGTGCGTTTTGATTCTCTTGCACGGGGTCGATTGGTTTCATGTCTTCTTCGATTGGCACGAGCTTCTCAGCGTTTTTAATACCCAAGACGGAGAGCATACCGCGGTGCAGTTCTGGCAAGTTGTAAATGTCCGGAGCCATCTGCGCCATCTGGATCACAGCTTGATACTGGATCACGCGCTGACTCATGGTCGCTGCGTTCGGATCGGACACGGGGATCACGTCCACCATGTCGTAGTCTGTCTTCTTGGCCTTGCGTGTGCCGTACTCAGGATCGTACGTGTAGTCTGGGTCGGTGTAGTCGCGGATGATGTCCTTGAGCAGCTTGAGTTCTTGCTTCAGGGCAAAGTGCACCCGGGCCTGAACGGCTGTCATGACCTTGAGTTGACGCTCCAGCAAAGCAAGAGTAGTGCCAACAGGGGCTTGACCGCTCATGTCGCTGATCTTCATGTCCGCTGTTGCGGCGAAGCGACGACCTTCTTCTACGATGTTCTGCAGCAGGGTGTACAGAACATTCGACGGCTCTTTGTACGGCAGCGGCAGGATGCTGTCACGGATGCTGCCCGAGGCAACGTCTACGTCTCGGAACTCGCCCGGGGCAATCGGTGTGTCATCACCCTTAATCCGAAGGCCACGCGACTTAAGTCCTCCGGGCAGGTTAGAAAGAGTTCCCGCGTCGACCAGTTGACGCATAATTGAAGTGGCCGATTTGGCAAAGCCTCCGATGAGGTGGAACAGTCCAAAGCCGTAGGCTCCGAAGCCGGGAATGTACTGGTAGTGGACGAAATGCTGGCGCTTGAGTTTGAGGTCATCATCTTCTTTCCAGTTACGGCGAATTGCCAAGACTTCGTTGGTGCCTTTGATGAGTGTAACCACGTATGGCAACAAGATTCCTGTCGGCTCACCGTCATCGTCCACGTCTTCGTAACCTTCAAGGTCCAAGTCAGCGTGGCACTCATACAGAGTGTAGCGGTCGTCGTTCAGATCGCTGAAGCCTGTCTCTTTGTCCTTGGCTTTCTGGATGTCAGTCAGTGAACGTGTGGCATCTGGCAGCTCGATGTCCTTGTAGAACCCAGCGGCCTGCAGTTTCAAGATTTCGTTCTTGGTCTTGCGCATAACATGCGTTACGCGGTAGCAGGTGTCCATGTCCGTTGCGCCATAGGGCAGCAGCATGTCTTCTGCCGGTACAAAAATGGACACTTGACGGCCCAAATTGGGGTCGAAATACACCTTCTTGAACGCCGAACCCGTTGCTGGGAGGCTCCAAAGCATGCGCTCGTGCTCTGGGCGGAACTCTTTCATGACCTCCGTCAGCTCGAAATTCATGTCATCTTGGACGTTTGTGGCCACTTCTTTGGTCTCAGGCGTCTCTTTACCGATGATTTTGCTACGCACCGGACCCTGTGCAGGGAAGGTTTCAGTGATTGTCTCGGCTTGGAACCGCACAACCGCCTCTGTAATCATGGGATGGAACACGCCGCAGGCCCCGTTCCATGGCTCTGTGCGCTCCTCCATCTGCAGGCCCAGCAGTTTCAGACCTTCTGTGTACGATTTCTCCCAGTCCTTGCGGCTGGCTTTGTCGTTATCAATGTCCCGGAGCAAGTCGCTGGCCATTGAGCTGATTTTATTGTCGGCAACGTACTCGGCCAAGTTGGCGTTGAAGTCTTCGTCGCTTGGCTCTCCGGGAGTCAGGGTGATCTCCAAGCCGTCGACGCCGATGGTAACTTCTTCGGGGTCCACGATCTCAATTTCGATCGGGGCCTCGTCTTGTGCCAGTGCATCAATGCCCATGGGCTGTTGATACAGGGATTTGTCTATGTTGGTCGCCATCAGTTTTCCTTAATAGTATGCCGCTTTGCGGCCATAGCTGTACAGATCGTCTTTTTCG